ACACAGAATTTCATCTTGAAAAACTTCAAAAGCATTGCGATAGTAATTGGCTTTTTGATCGGTTTGTATATCCAGCATCTTGCAAACGTTTCAAAAATCACAAGTCTTGAGAATGAAATGGCAAGGCTTGAGGGTAGGGTCGATGCTCAGTACACAAGACTTGATAATGTTAAGCTTGACAAGTCCGTTTTTGAAATGACAGTACAAAAGCTTTCTGATATGTCAGATGATATACGTGAGATCAGAAAAAGTCTTGATGAGCATAAGGAATTATATATACAGAGAAACAATGGTCAAAGAAGGTGACAACATAAAGATTGTTTCTTCACCAGCACTTGAGGAAATGAAGCTGACTGCGCTTATCGGTAAGACAGGCATAGTCAGTTGTGTTTGTGCTGAACGTAAACAGCCAGGCGCTTATATACACTTGGATGCAAAGTATTTGGGTGAATATGACTGGTATTTGCCATTGTCAGCCATCCAGAATAAGCAAATAGCCGACAATATCAAGAAACAAGACATTATAAATCAGGTATTTTTATGATTATCGTAGAATCACAAATCAGACGTATCATGCCCAATGTCAAAGAGGCAAGGGTTAAGGAATTTGTCAAGTGCTTCAATGAGTGGAGTGACAGGTTCGGTATTAGTACGCCTCTGAGGTTTGTTCATTTCATTGCTCAGATAGCGCATGAAAGCGGTGAATTTAAGTCAATGGAAGAAAACCTGAACTATTCAGCTGATGGATTGTTAAGGGTTTTCCCAAAGTATTTTACCAAGGAAACGGCTGCTCAGTATGCACGTAAGCCTGAGAAGATTGCCAATAAAGTCTATGCAAATCGTATGGGTAATGGTAATGAGGCTTCAGGCGACGGTTGGCGTTTTAAAGGCCGTGGAGCCATTGGAACGACTGGTAGGGATAACTATAAGGCTTATGCTGATTCGGAGTTCTGTGTCGGCGATCTTATGAGCCATCCAGAATGGCTTGCACAAAGTCCTGGCTGTTATAAGAGTGCCATGTATTTTTGGTGGAAGAACGGTCTGAATCAGATTGCAGATACTGATGATGTCGTCAAGGTCACTAAAAGGGTTAATGGTGGCACTAATGGCCTTGCTCAGAGACAATATTATTATAGAATGGCTAAAAGAGTAATGGGTATATGATGAAGTTTAAGTTTTATATTATAATGGGCCTGTTATTAGCCGGTTCAATTGGTTACGGCTATAAAATGACTCAGAAGTATATGGATGAGAAAGAGCGTTCAGAAGCTTTTGAGCATACTATTTCAGGCTTGAATCAAGAGGTTAAGACGTTTAAGGTCAAACTAAATGATTCTATCAGCTTTTATGCTGCAAGAGTTGAAGGTCTGAAGATGTCTAAGGCCAACATAGAAGCCCGATATGGCGATTTGCTAAAGGCTTCTAAGATAAAGCCTAAAGACGTTCAGAATGTGGATGAGGTCGGCCTGCAAACGGCTGATACGGTTTATGTACCTGTAGAAGTGGATAAGTTTGGAGGACTTACGACTGGGTTTCACGACAAGTTCACCAGTATCGACGTTCAGATTTCACCAAAGAGGGAAGCGGCAATCTCTTATGAGATAAGGGATTCGATCTCAGTCATAAACACGCAGAAGAAGCACTCTATTTTGTTTGGGCTTATCAAGTGGAAGGAGCTGGAGAAAACCACTGTCATAAGTCACAATCCTAAGTCTAAGATAGTCGGTGTAACTTCAATTGACGTGATAAAATGAAGCCAGAGCAAAAGAAGAAAATACAGGTCCAATCCAAGGACATTGTAAACAAGATAAGAAAAGTCGAGTGTCGGCGATGTGATTCATAGGTTTTAGTTGATAGGTTAATAGATTGTTTTAGGTTAGTAGTTAAGTAGTTAGTAGTTTCTTGGGCTTTATCGTTGTGATAACGGTAAAGCTCTTTTTTCTGTACTTTTCTAAAACGGATTTTATGCTTTCAGACTATTATTTGCAAAGAATTTAAAGATGAGAAAACTTGTAGAGCCGCAAGGTCTGAAAATAACTTTTGCGCCATCCTATGCTCAGTATGAGGTGTGGGAAGCGCTTGAACCAAATTATTGTGACAAATGCCATCAGCATGGTCTTGAATTGAAGCTGACTGGCTATGATTCTCGTGGAAATCCTATTCACGAAGCTGTTTGTAGTCATTGCGGAAACTCAAATATTAGTGAGAATATTTTACAAGGTGGTGCAGCTGGTGGTGGTAAATCATATCTTGGCTGTGCATGGCTTGCTTCAAGTTGTATAAGGTTTCCTGGGATATTGATGGCCGTTGCTCGTCTTACTTTGAAAAGTCTGAGAGAAACGACATGGCAGACACTTCTCAGGTTATTGAATCAATGGGGGTTAAAGGAAGATGTGAACTACCATATCAATAACCAATACAATTACCTTACGTTTTGGAATGGTTCTGTCATACAAATGGTAGAACTTGCTCCAAGTCTTAAAGACCCCGATTATAACTCATTAGGATCACTTGAGATTACAGGCGCTTTTATAGATGAGCTTTCCGAAATTTCTGAAAAGGCTGCAGAAGTTCTTGCATCACGTATTCGTTTTAAGGTTGCAGAGACCTTTGTTGTTGGTAAGATATGTTCATCAACTAACCCTTGCCTTGGATGGGTGCGTAGTACCTATGTTCAGGATGATGATGGAAATAAGGTTCATTTACAAAAGGGATATAGGTATATTCCGTTTACTGTTTTCGATAATCCTGACGAAAAATTCAGACAAGTCTATTTCAATAAGCTGAGAAAAATTCGTGATAAGGCTACCAGAGAGCGTTTGACTTATGGTAACTGGAACTTTGTCGATTCAAATAAGATGGCCGCTTATTGGAATTTTGATGGTGAGAAACATTTGGTTCAGAACCTGAAAGAGAGAAAATATGACAATACAAGGCCGTTGATTCTCAGCATAGACTTCAACGTTAATCCATATATGACTGCATTGCCTATTCAGGTCAATTATGAGAAGAAAGAGGTTTATGTATTCCCTGAGTTTATAGGTAGGCCAGAACAAAAACTTAACAATACACCTGCTTTTTCAAGATATATTGCACAGCAATTACGTAATGACAGGCAGATAGGTGGTGTGATATTAACTGGCGACCCTGCTGGCCGTGCCCGATCCACTCAGACAGAGGATGGTGTGAATAACTTTACCATTGCTCAGGACAATATGAGGAATCAGCAGCTTGACCCCAAAATACAATTATTGAGTACACAACCATCACAAACCACAAGACTTGAGTTTGTAAATGAGCTATTCAGTAATTATGGTGAATGGAAGCTGATGATTGATGTGAGGTGCAGGCGATTAACAGAGGACTTTGTATATCAGAGAAAGAATCCTGATGGCACCAAGGAAAAGAAGAAAGTTCAAATGGATTCTGGTGAGAAAGCTGAAAGATATGGCCATGCCTCAGACTGTTTTGACTATGCAATGGTCTATTATCTATCAGAAGATTATGCCAAATATAAGGGTAGCAAAGATATAGTCGTAGCTACAGTTGGTAATGACGATATAGTATATAATCAATTTGAATATTAACTTATAAGTGAAAAAATGGAAGCATTTAAGGAAAGACTTCTGCTTGAGTACAGGGAATTGCACTATCGCAGAGCAAAATTAGGGGATTTCATTAAGAACAATCCCAAGTTTAAGGAACTGACAAATGAAATGCAGACTTGGATGAGTAAGCAGCTTGAGGCCATGACTGATTATGAAAGCTGTCTGAAAGCAAGATGTAACGTCATTATCAGTCATGAAGAAATTGATGATTACGACAACCCATCAGAAATCGTTTCTGATAAGCGTTTGCGTATCTCTATTGACAACTTACTGCAGAAAGTAAAATCTCTGCCAGGAAGCCGTGAAAGAAGCCTTACTATTACCAAGCTTCAGGAAGCTATTATGTGGCTTGGAATGGACTTAAAGCGTCTCAATCCTGATGGTGATCCATATAAGAATAGTAAGGATGCCAGCAATGAAATCGTAGACCCAACAGCCGACGGACTTAAATTTTAAGCTAATGTATAGAAGATTCTTAAACGACAAGGACTATCTCGCTATCATTACAAAAGATGGCTTGAATCAGCTTTTGCGTGAAGAACATGACCGCATACTTCAGGCAGAGGAAAGTGCTGAGCAAGACATGAGAGAGTTTCTTGACCAGTATTATGAGATAGAGAAAGTATTGGCGCAGGGCAAATCCATTCGTGAGTATTCACCAATGGTTACTTATCCGGCTGATGCCTATTTCTATGTTAAGACTGAGAACAGCAAGGGTGATATCGTTCTTCAGATCGCAAGAAGCCTTACAAGTATCAATGCCTATCACAAGCCGACATTGAAAGTGTATTGGGAGCGTGTCTTGAACTTTGATGGCATAGATACTGATAAGGTGATGCCATATTTCCAGATGAGAACTTACAGACCTGGTGATATCGTTAAGTATGGCACTGAGTTTTGGCGCTGTGTTTTGTGTAATGGCTGGGATTTCAATAATATTGTCATTCCAGGTCTCAATGCTTGGAAAGAAGTTCCTGTCAGGGCATGGGAACCATTGTTTGAATGGGTATTGAATGATGTTTGTTCTTATGATGGGGTGTTCTATGCTTTGATTTCTGAAGATGGTTTAGATACGTCTCAGACACCAGATGAGAGCAATTGTTGGGGTGAGATAGGCGAATACACCACTGATTATGAGTATAGCTATGGTGAAGATAGCCATGACTACGTAGTTTGTGAGGGATCGGTATTCTTGCCGTTTATTAATCCAAATGCTGATAAGCTTGAGGAAAATGTCAACTATGTATTTGATGATCCTCGTAACCTCAATGTTGTTAAGCACATGACACGTATAGCCATTTATTATTTGCATCAAACCATCAGCCCTACGAATATTCCTCAGTCTCGTCAATATATGTATGAGGAAAGCAAGGACTGGCTGTATAAAGCTTCTAAGTTTAAGTTGAATCCTCAGTTGCCAAGAAAGATGGACCCCGTGACAAAAGAACCAAAGGTTGATTGGGCATTGGCAGACTTCTCAGCCCCTTATGATACCGATACAAATCCTTGGTTGATGTAGCTTTGTATATATAATATAATAAGGTGTAGAGGGATTTTCAGACAAAAACTGAGAATCCCTTTATTTATTGGTGTTAAGGAAAGAAAAGAAATTTTAAATCTTTATATAGCCATTAATATTATATAAAGATATTTTTATATATTTGCAACCGATTCATCCAAGGCGAAGATGATGATTTGTGCATGATTTGTGATATTTGACATTGAAAATGCTGAGAATAAACTGGTGGTTTGTCGTGGAATGACATAAATCGGAAATCCTGAAAGCATTGATTAATAAAGGCTTAGACGAGGTAAGGGCTGAATTTGTATCAATAAATTTAAAGCGATTCCTGTCGCCCCGACAATGTGGCCTGTCACCTCGACAAAAGTCAAAAAGGAATTAAAAATGTGGTTTGGAACTTTAACGGTAAGAAACCACATTTTTGTTCCTAAAGACTTCTAAGAAGCTGAAAGTCAATGACTTGACAAAGCATCAGTTGATAAGTGAAGCTAAGTTGTGCAGAATCTTACTTTCACTTTTTCCAATTTCAAAAAGTCTGTATCTTGAAATCATTTGTGCATATCACATTTAGCTGGTAGGTGTAAAGTGTTTTTCAAGTGATTCAAACAATTATGGTACAAATCAATTATCAGACCTATGGAAATGGTTTCAATCTCAGGCTTCGTCTGTATAAGGATGGCGAGACCAAGTTCATCAACGTAAACAAGAAGCTTCAGGGAAATCTCCAGAAACGGCACTGGAACCTGAAGATGAAGTGCTTCTACAACAGCGCACCCTATGCCCAGGTAAACAATGATTTCCTGATGAGGTTTGCCCAGCCCTATCGTGACAAGGCTGAGAGTTGGAATGGTTCTTTGAGTGGATTCTTGGCTTCTTTTGAAGAAGTTGAGCCGGTTAAAGAAGATCGCGGTTTTGTTAAGGCTATTGATAGGCTTATCGAAGAAATGAAATCTGAAAATGTGCATAAAGATGGCACACTTCGAGGCGGATTTGAGGATTATGAGAAACTTCAGAAAAGAATCGGAGAGTTTTGTTCTGAGAAAAAGATAAGTCCTGAAAGCCTTGTAATAGACGATATGACCACTGGTATGATCAATTCCATATTGACATGGGCTAAGAACCGCAAGACAGGGCATTACCTATCAGCTACGTTAAGGGCTGCATTAAATCGTTTGGCAAAGAAAGGTGAATACGACTTTAGCCAAGCTGAAAATTGTCAGTGGTGGAAGAAAAACCGTTGTTCCAATCAGACATACTATACGCTTTCAGATGATGAGCGTCGCCGTTTCTTTAAAATGCCGATTGAGGAATTGCCAAAGTCTAAGAATGCTGAGTTGTTCCGTGATTTCTGCATATTCATATTC